GGAGGTTGAATGTAATAACATCGTGGCCAGCAGCGACGGAGGAGGAGAAAGTCGATGCCCCGTTCACTTTGTAATGGAAGGTGAACGCCCGGAAGGACGGGTTGTTCATTTTCACTTCCACCGGGCAGGAACCAGCGGGAGGAGCCGGGGCCACCCGAGTCCACTCAATTGTCCCGTTTGCATAATCACCCGGGGGGTTTTTGTAGAAGACGTTCGATTTGGGGTTAGGAACTCGGAGAATTTGGTTGTTCCCGGAAATCTCCTGGGTCCACCCATTCTGGTTTCCATAGGTATGGTTTCTCGCTTTCACCCCGTCTGGATAAAAATACCACGTGCTCCCACTTAGCCCTCCGTTTGAGAGGCTCCCAGTGCCTACATGCGGTTGGAGGTCCATGTTGGCCGGAATCTGAGAGACCGCCGTCCCGGTGCGAACCCAGCCACCACCGCTGATGGGGGTGGCGGGGGTGTAGAGGCTGCCGATTTCGAGGCTCGATATGTTTCCGGCCCGGATCCACCGCTCCTTGACCACCCCCCATACCCCCATGGGCAGGGTGACAGAGGCTGGGCTGTCTGGGGGGCGGCCCGAGCAGTAGTAAATCGCGTGGCCTCCAACCAAAAGGACATACCCCGAGATCCCACCCTCGATGCCTTGCTCAAGGGATGATGAAATCCCGATGTCGTAGGAAAATGCCGCATACGGAATGGAGCCGATTTCAAAGTCCAGAACGCCCCCATAAACCCACGGAACCCACGAGGCCCCCCCGTGCTTCTTTGCCTCGCCGGGGATGAAGTCTATCCCCCCGGCCAGTTCGAATTCCGGGCATGGGTTTGTTTCGGGGTCTGGTTCCTCGCCATCGTTGCACGGATCGCATGGCTCCTCCGGGCATTCCGGGGGCGTGTATTCCACCCCAACCACAAATATGTCTCCGGCTGCCATGGTTAGAACTCGTAGGGGGCCGTGCCATAAACTTTCATCTTGCGGAGGACTTTTTCGCCCCCTTCAAGCTCGATACAAACCACGAGGGTCTGTATCCCAAGCGGGAGGCCGGTTTCCTCGTCGATGGGGTTTCCGTTTGAATCCTCACTGATTCCGTTGTCCGGGTCGTTGCCCAGTCCGGTCCCTCCGGAGCCGCCACCGCCGCCTGGGGCTCCATTTGATCCGGAGGCGCCTGATGTCCCATTGTCCCCCGTGGAATCTGCGAGGGAAGAATTATAGGCGGCCACCCCTGCGGCGATGGCCCCGATGTCAGCTTCGATCATAAGGCCCGTGGAGTCCCTGCGGATCAGGATGCCCCGGCCTTCTTTGAGTTTGAGGACGTAGGTTACCGCTTCAACCAAGGTGTTGAACTTCCTCAGGAAGGTTGGCGGGGCCTCTACGAGTTTTTCGAGGTTAAACAACATTTGTCAGGCCCTCCAATTCCCAAGTCTCTGCCACCTCGAAGAATTGAGCACCGGCCACGGGAACCCCTACCTCGTTCGCGTTGATTGATCCCACACGTTGAAGGCTTGTCCCGCTGGCGAGTGTGTAGCCGTCGAAGGTTCCATACATGACGGTTTCTTTTCTTGTTGTGAGATAGGCCACCGGGATGCGGGGGTCGGAGAACGTCCCATCGGGCCAGACGTAGTAATTCACGGTTTGGTCTGTGTCGGCGTTATAGACGGCTTCCCGGAAGAGAATCTTGGCATTCTGGTTGAGGAGGGTTGCCACGGGGTCGCTGGTTTGCACCGAAAGAACATTGATGGTTGCCGCCAAATCGGATTCTGCAAGTGAGGAAAAGGCCGGGCCGGTTGGCCGGGCTGTCGTGGTGTAGTGGTAGGTTATACTTTTTGCCCGATAACGGATAGTCATCTGGGCATCAAAGGANGAAATCGCCGGGGTTGTCCGGCCCCGGCCAAAAATCTTCCCATCAATGACAGTGCCGCCCGCATAGGTGAGGGCCACGCGAACCATTCCGGCTTCGAGGTAGTGCGGCTGGTAGTCAGTCAGTTTGAGGAGGGAATCCCCCGACCACGAAGATCCGAGCGGCTTGGATGCGAGGAAGGATGCGAGATCATCCTGCTCCCCGATCCACTCCTCCTCCCTGCTCAAGAGGCCATAGGGATTTTCGTAGGGGCCTCTGGCTCCTACTTGCAGTTTGAATGAGAGATCACCTTTTGTTTTGAGGGCCATAATTATCTTACCTCCAAGGCCCCAAGGCGGCCTTCAATTCCTCCGAGGATTTCGATCATCCTTTCGGCTTTTGCGATTTGCTCCGCATTGCCAGAGGCCAAGTCCTCTTTGAGCATCTTGGTGAGCATCTGGAGACCTTTTTCTTGTTCGGTTGCCTCCCGGTATGTCCCCGGTGTTAGGGCGGCGCCGATGCCACCGGCTTGTGCGATCGGGGATGTCCCAGAGACTCCGGCCCGGGCGGTTGCCCCTGCGATGATCTCCGCCATGCGGGCATTGCTTCGATCCATTTCCGCTTGGAAAAGCGGAACAGTCTGCATGTTTGTCAGGGCCGCCCCAATATCTTTCAAAGTCTGGGGGGCCATGTCTCCGGCCAGCCCGAGGGCCGCTCCCATGACATCCTTTCCATATCCCATCTTCGAGGCTCCCTCCGCTCTCTGCTTTCCGGTGATAGACTCAGAAACCCCGAGGAAGGGAATCCCGGCCACGGCCTCTGCGATTGCGCTTTGGAGGGCACCGCCCAAATACATCGCGATGCCTTGGAAGAAGGTCTGGAAGGCTTGGGCGTTATGCTTAGAAAACACCGCCTTGAGGGTTTCCGTGAGGGCGTTGTAGAGCCAACTCACAGCAACCATGAAGCCTTGTTTTAGCCGGAGCCCGGCGAATTCCCAAATGGTTCCTTCTTGAACCAAACCCGTGAGGGTCTGCCATGCCCAAGAAAGTTGTCTTCCGAGATTCCGTCCAACCGGGACTAAATCCAAACCTTCGAACCAGTTTGTAACCGCCGTGAGTTCCTCTACGATCCCACCAGTGAACCCAGCAAAAAGCCCTTGCATCTTGACGGGGATTGCCTCGAAAAGGTTGTCCGAGATCCGGTCAAAGTCGTCCGCGTTTTTGTCCATCTCAGCGGCCATCCCCCCGATCATCTTTTGTGCTTTCTGGAAGGAAGATTCATCGACAACCAGGGTCATCAGTTGAACACCTTGGCGGGCACCGAAAATATCTGACAATGCGGCCTGTTGATTTGCCACCCCTTGAACCCTGCGGATTCCGGAGAGGATGGCATTGAATGCCTCCTCTGTCTTTGCCCTTTGGAGGGAAGCCTGATCCAATCCCATTGCTTCAAAAACTCCGCCCTTCTTTTGGTCAAGGAGGGCTTCATTCATCCTGCGGATGTAGTTTGTTACTTGCCCCACATCGACTCCGCCTTGCCGGAATTGCTCCCGGAGTAACACGAGGGAATCAACTGCAATGCCCGTCCGAGCCGAAACATCCGAGAGTTCTCCTCCCAGATCGGCGATGTTCTTGATCCCGGCGATGATCCCCGCCGTGGAAAATAGGCCGCCGATTCCGAGGGCTTGGATGGCTCCACCAATCGCCCCGGTGATCCCTTGGAAGACCCCACCAATGGAAGCCGCAAAGCCTTTGAGGGAAGCCATGCCTCCGGAAAATGCAGAGGAAAGGTTCCGGCCAATCCCGGCGGCGAATCCGCGAAATTTGGTGGCCGCATCCTGGAGACCGGCTTTCCATGCCGTATCATCAATCGAGAGCCGCCCTTTGAGGTCTTCTGTGCGAGTTGCCATATATTTGTCCCCTAGGTCAACGACCGGAGCCTCCCCATTTCTTTTTGAGCTTCTTTGCCAGATAATCCATCATGTCTTTGCGGACACGATCCATGGCGGCGGCGAGGGCCGGGCCGGAAACTTCCACGGCCCCCACGGTCTTATTCGTGAGGGTTGCTTCCAGTTTCGAAGGCCTGGCCTTGGTTCCCTCGCCCTTCTCTGCCAGCCCGCCGGGTTTGATCTTCCCTCCCCGTGCTCCGAGGGCTTGCGCGGCTTTATACCAGCCCGCCTTGATATACCCAAGGGAGCGGAGTTTGAGGCGGACAAACCGCTTGGCTTTGGCTTCGATCTGCTTCCGGGTCAGACCCTCTTTCTTGATCAATGGGTATGGCATTTTTCCGCCTTTTCGGGCCGGGCCTTCCAGATACGCTTGCACGGCGGCCCGCTCCGCCTTTTTGGTTTCCTTGATGGCAGAAATGGCCACCTTGCGGGCCTGATGGTTGATCGCGTCCGCTGTCTCCTTGGAGGACACTTCGGCATACTTTGCCATCGTTTTTGTGAAGGCCTTTTCGGCCTGCCTGAAATCAAGTTTGGGATTCATTCCATTTCCTTCCGGTTGTCATTTCCCAGCGGGCCTTGAATTCGTCGGAGACTCCCCTCTTTCCGGGCTTCACACAGATCAACCCGTGCCTTGTGGCAAAGATGTTTTCGGCCTGATAGAGAAAGGTTTCCGGGACATCATTCATGAGCTGCTCAATCGTGTATTGTGGGAAGACCGCCACCACCGAGCTTAGGGTTGCCAGCGTCGGGGGCGGCGGGATCAGTTTCCCGGTCGTTTGGCCTTCTTGGATTTGCCCTCTGCGGGCTTGTAGTTGCCTTGGGTCTTCAACAGATCAACAAAGGTTTTCTGCATGAAGG